TGCTCCAAACTAGTGGTAGGACCAAAAGAGATAGGGGTGATGGGACAGAATTCTTCAGACAACAAAACCATCGAAGTTTCTGCGGACATAATACGATTATTATCCGGAACTGCGAATTTGATGTTCTTAGAATACCAATACCAATTTAAACCTATGCCATCTGTAGAACCGTTAGAAGTAACGGGATTTACAACAAACAGTAAAATCTCTCCATTGCTGAAACGTGCCTGGGTATTAGTAGTAGTCGAAGGAGCTCGTAGATCAGCCCAAGGCTGTTGCTGTTTCCATGGAATAGTAACATCCACACAAGTGTTACCAGAAACATTAATCGTAACGTTCTGTAACGTCATGACTGCATCTTCCATGGTTCGAGCTGTAGGAAACGAATCAATTGGATCCCAAGCTAAAAGAAGAGTAGCACGATGAAATACAGAAGCCACAATCTCTAAGCGCAGAGTCAAATCTCCAGTCCAATGAGTAAACGGCCAAGCTGTTCCAGCAAGCGGCGTTATGTTCAAAAGAGAGCCACCTGAAAAAGACATGACTCGCATAGGATCAACAGATAACCTTTGCAAAAGTGAACCTGAGGCAACAGCAGGAGTTACCGAAGTTTGGGAGAAAAGTCCAGGAATAGCACAAAGATGCGCTATTGACAATTCTTCCATTTTTCCTCCTCCAAAATCAGCACTCAGTCCTACACTCGTAGCTTGCGAACCTGCCAAAACAATAGCAGTAGACTTTCCATCAAATTGTGACAGATTATCTACAACACGTGTCAATGGGAAAAGTTGATTTTCAGCTATAGGAGGCTTGGAAAAACCCAACAAAGCAAGAAAATCTCCAACATATCCGCTAACTGTAGAAAACAAAGCAATCTCCGGGGCAAATTCGGGAAATGGGACTGATAAAAGGTTAACCGCCTTAGAACCTCTCTTAATAAATCCTGAAATGGTCCCTTCGGATTTCTTTTCTTCTACAAAGGCATTCGACAAAAGCGTCATTCCTTCAAAGATTGGATCAATCAATGACATATACGTACTAATTCCTGTGACAGCAGGAGTAGCAGTACCAGACCCAAGAGCATTGTATGCCCATAGAGTCATATCATAAGATCCGAAGTTCGTTCCTTTCAACGACCAATATCCAGTAGGTGTACAAATAGGCAAATCAATTTCATAGGTCTCAGTTTTAGAGGGATCAATGATGATATGCGGTACAACTTTAGCATTGGTAATATTAAGGGCACGAACAGCACTGCGCGACGCTACAGTAATCTGCGTGTCCACTCTTGGGGTAAAAGCTGCAACAATTTGGCCAAAAGCGAATGGTTGTCCTTGTGTGACAATCTTAATTCGGATTTTAGCATGCAAATATGAGAAATGGGACAATTTCTCCCCCATAGGCTTCCCAGCCGCTGTTGCTAAATAAAAAGCAATCAGATCTGTTGTGACATCATCAGTAAAGGACGTACTAGTCCAAGTTCTATGATCAATCAACAGAGGATGTGTAGTAAAGTCCGTATAGTCTGAAC